AAAATATATAGTGCCCCAACCAAAATAGTTTATTTTCGGAACGAAATTGTAGGTAAACCCATCGACAAAATCATAATCCAAAACTAGATAGTTTGATTGGACAGCACCCCCTCCGGGTGTTGCTTCAAATGAAGGGTTTGTTCCAAGCGACCAGTCAATATATCCCCTTGGAAGGCTGTAAGCCGATGACAATGGTGGAAGGTCAAAGTATGTTGGGTTTCCGGCCTCCCCCGGGGTATTTACAAAAGGTAAATTAGCTATTTCTGTTCCATTTTCAAGAACCGATAGCGTTAACAAAGAACTCTCTTGTGACCCTCCTAATACCTGCAACTTTCTATTTCCCGTGCATAAGAATTTTTGTGAAAAACAAGTTTGCTGGGTATAGCCAGCTATCTCCTCATTAAAAGAAGGTTGGCCTGTTGGCCAAAATTGAATTTCGCAAGCGTCAGAGATTTTCATGTCGGTTTCGCATGATAAAAGTAGTAATAAAATAAGAATTTTTTTCATATTGGGACAATTTACTGATATAGAATTTCATTCCCATAAATTTACTCAAAAGTTACATCAAAAGTAGCATCAAAAATCTTCCCACCTTGAATTATTGCTCCACTAGCAGGCACTGTTTGAATGTCAAAGAAATCTTTAAAATGCCCAATTATCTTTATTTGACCTGTCATTACCTCGTATTGAAGGTTTTCAATGAAAAAAGGCTGGTGCAATTCATTGGTTTGGCTTATACCAATAGCGTTGTTTTTGTTTAAATCAATGATTTTGAACTCTTCTAAGGTCAAATAATGGTCTATTTCAAACTCTAGTGGTATATAAGTATATTGGCTGGTAACCGTTATGTCAGCATTTTCTGCCAAATTTTCCCCTCCATAGTTATCTGCATTTGTTGTCATTGTCGATGTCATGGCGTAGTTGCCCTCACCGTATACAAAGCGGAAAACAGATCCGATATATTGTTGTAGACACCCGGAAACCCACTTTTGCCACCTTAAAAACATCCTTGCCGGAGTATGGTGCTTATTGTAACGGGTATCCGAATTAAGCAAATTGGTTACCAGCGAGAAATCTTGGTCTATTTTTGGAGCATATTCTACCCCTGTCTTTTCAACTTCGACAACAAAAATATTATCGTCAAATTTATAATCGGCAGACTTTATCACCGTTGTCCTTCTAGCTTGCTCAATAGTAAGCCCTTGGGCTATCCAAGTGCATGCTATCCTAATGGCCGATCCAATATTTTTAAAAATAGATGCCCTGACCTGTTTCTGGGAATCGTCAATCCCACTTATGTCCTCTGTTTTTCCGTTTACAAAACCAGTTTCTATCGTGTTAAAATAATTTTTCCCATATTTCCTCTTTATACGCTGTACATTGGACAATAAAACGGACATATCCGGGTTATAAAAATGCTCATAACTTTCAAGCCTTATGACCTCCTCATTGTTCACTGCCTCAAGCCCTATCCCAAAGTTAAATAGCGGTTTCCCACCATCTATGTAGTCCTTCATTGATGCAAAAAATTTCTTCTCTGATAAAGTATAACCCCTTAGATGAAGACCTTTGAAATTAATATTATCCCACCATTCGCCATTTGACGGGTAGGTTCTTGCCTTTGTTTCCGTGCTTCCCAGTAGTTCTGAATAGAACTTATTGGCATCTGTTATCCTGTCACATATGGAAGCGGCCATGTCGTGTGTTAGGAAACCCGGCTGCTGGGTGTCATCAAATAAAGTGTTTGCCGTAAGGGATAATCGTGTGGGCAAAATTTCACCTGATGGTGCTAAACCAAAATCAATATCGCCTTGTATGACACCGTCAAGAACGCAATTACTCGCTGGGCTTGAGTATACGCCTATATTTTCATAGATAATATTCTCTTCTCCCCACAGAACCATATAGTTCATTTTACCGCCTATTATCCAACTATAGGTATTTATGAGTCCGTAAATCCTTACTTGATCTGTTTTTTTTAGCGTTAAAGTCCCTGAGTAAGTGTATATGGTTGATTCCGCCCCATCAACGGCAGTAAATGCAATAGGTGTGCCTTCGTTTATTTTAATGAAGAAATCTAAATACGATGACGTTGGGTTTTTATCATAAATTGGTGTGTTGCAGTTTGGGAAAACAGGCTCATCCCTGATGATGGAAACCTCAACTCTACATTCACTAACCAAGTATTCACCTTTATATTCCATATCAAAAATACTAACAGGCAAACTAGCGTTACTGTCAGTTGGGATAATATGTCTTTCAGTTATCTCAGAAATAACTTCATTCTCAAAACCTAGTTGTATGTAATCTCCATTTTTTGCCGACAACCCGATTGGACAACTCCCTTCAAAAGATTGTCGTATGGCCTGAGTAGGCAAATTAACAACCTCCGGGGCATGTACTGTTACTGTATTGCCATCCAAGTTTTCAGTACTTTGAATGTCAACAGGTGTTTCAAACCTTGACATTAATTTCCTCCATAATCCATTTTGTACAGCCGTAAACTCCAAACTATGGTCTAACCCCAACGATTCAACAATAGTCTGTATCCCAACTTCACCAGAATAGAATAGTTCAAATGGTTTGTTTTCTTCGGCATGCTCAATCGTAATGCCGATAACAGCATCGCATCCAAAGGTAATTTCAATACCCTTTATCCATTCACGCCTACCATCTTCTATACCATTTGACCCATAAGCACTCAATGGGGTTTTTATTTCTTTTATCACACCATGAAGTTCCGGGTGACGTGTCAAAGCAACGATAACGGAAGATAAACCTTCCGGTTCGCTCATTACAACGCTTTCACTACCATGTGATAATTTTACCCTCCACCTCATTTTAGAACCACTTTCCTAAATTAATATCCCTTACAAGTTTCGTGTGCCCTTTCTTATCTTCAATAGCCCTGTATAAGGTTGAACCATTTCGAACCAAATTACTATTTGATGGTTTGATATTTTTTATATTTTCGTTTAAACGCTTTACCTCGTTAATTAAAGCTTGATCTGTTTTTTGTTCACCTCCCTTTTGTGACATACCACTCAATGCTAGTAGCTTCATTGTTTCTTTGTGCGGGATTATTTCTGTTCCACGGGGAACATTCATTACGGTAGGGGTATGTGGTGTTAATGAAATTTCACCCTTCGGGGAAACCATCATTTCAGAACCTTCTTCACTAACTAATGCAGCCCCTCCGGGTGCGAAAGATGTACCGGCCTTGAATGCAGGAATGGGTTTTGATGCAATCGAAGCTATTTGTAAAGCCCCTAAAGCTGCCGCTGCAGCCATAAGAGGTACTACTGGAAATGCTTCCGCCACATTGATAGCCGTTTGAATCCCTACGCTTACTATACCAAATGCCTTTTCACGGATAGCAGCTTTCCTTTGTTCTGCCCTTCTCTTTTTTTCTAATACAGCCTCTTTTTGTGCTGCTTTTTGCCGTAGTGCATCTTTTGCAACCTCATTATCACCAGCTAACTCTAACTCCCTAGCAAGGTTGGCCTGTATCTTTGCGCTTTCTTCGTCCAACCGCATAATCCTTGCGGCAGAAATGTTGCTGAATATTTGAAGGATAGCCCCTCCATATTCTTCGTAAACCTTTTGCGCTTTCGTAAGTGCTTCAATAACCTTGTCAGCATTCTCCTCTTGTTTTTGGTTCAAATTGTCATACAACTCATCAGTTAATGCTATTCTAAATTTTGCTATCTCATCATATATTTTTTTCTCATCTTCAATTGACAGTCCTTTTATTAGTAGTTCTTTTTCTAATTGTTGTATAGTAAATTCGATCATTTCAACACCAGCCTTTTTCCTTGCCTCTGTTATCTGATCTTCTATTTCTTCACTTATTTCCCCCCTATCAATGGCCGCCTGTTTGATTGCTTGTATTTCTTTATCTAACTGCTCTTGCTTTACTTTTATAACTTCTTCAATAGCCTTTCTTTCTCTTTCTATACGCTCCTTTAGTAAATCTTCATCTCCTTTCGCTTCAATATCCTTTACATTTTGAATATATTTTTCACGTATTAAAGTCTTTTCATCTGACAATAATTTCTCACCAGCTAAAAGATGGCCAAGCCTTAAATCTTCTAATTCGATTTCCTTAGCCACCCTATCCTCTACTGACTTAGCATTATTGATCTCGGTTTGTAATCTAAATTCTTGGAGCTTAAAAAGGGCTTCTATTTCTTTGTTGATTTCTTCAATAGTCCTACTACTTCCAGACCCTTTTTCGGTACTTGATTTTATTACACTCTCATTTAATTTTAGTGCATCTGTATACGCCTGTAACCGTTTTGTTAAAATATCTTGAAGTCCTGCTCTTTCCTTTTGTTGTTGCGCTATGCTTCCCTCCTGTACTCTAATTAGATCGAGTGTGCTACCTAAACCGGAGAATCCGGGGCCCTTTTGTTCACCTTCTTTTAGTTGTGCTAGCCTCTCCCGTGCCTCAGCTTCTCTTTCTATTGTGTTGGCTATCTTTTCCCTAATATCATTTAACCTCTTTTCTGCTACCGCTAGTACTATCTTTTTCTCATACTCAGAGTTTACCAATTCCAATTGTGTTAATAATTCTTTATTGCTAACCTTTTCAGCATCAATATTTTTTAGAAATTCTGGATATTCTGTTTGCAGCTTCCTAATTAGTGCTAATCGTGCTTCCTCACTAATATTAACCTCCGTAATAGCACCAACTAAAACATTAAGCCTTGTCTGCTCTGTTTTGAGTTGCTGAGATAGTGTTTTTATAGGAGCAATCAAACTAAGCACAGCAGCACCCATATCATAGAATGCATTCGTTATCGTGCTAATAAATCCAGACCCGACAGCTAATTTAAAGTTCTCCATTGCAGCGTTGAACTTCAATTGCGAACTAGCGGCATCGTCAAGGATGTTTCCAGCTTCTTTTATTTCTTCCCTAGCAATGTTGGCAACGGCCTGAACAAAGTTAGGTGTTTTTTCTAATTCAGAATTTAACTTGGCGGCAGAAATCCCCAAGTTGTCAATACGTAATTTTGATTCTTTGGAAAGACCTTCCACAAGCGAGTCCCGTAGGTATTCTATTGAATTACCAGTTTGCGCTGCCCTAACAGATAGAAATTCAAACAAAGTGGCAGATTCCTCAAGCGAAATATTAAAATTGTCGAAATTAACTAAAGACTTTTTAATGTCTAGATCAGACAATAGCCCCCTAGTTGATTTTTTTACTCGCTCAAAAGCATCTTCACCGGCATCACCTAACCGCTTAAACGCAAATTCAACCCCCTTCGCCTCATCGGCTAGTTGCCGCGCGTCACGTAAAAAGTCAACTGCAAGCCTAACACCACCTATCAAACCAAAAGCTGCAAATATATTTTTCAATGAACCTACTATAGCAGACGAATAATTTCCAACATTTCTATTAAATACCCCTACTGTCTTGTCTATCGCATTGACTTTAGAACTTAAATCTTGTACTACTTTTTCTTGTGACTTTAAAATCTTGTTTGATGCTACACCAGAGGCTGCTAAATTCCTATACTTATCCCTAGCCCTCTCTAATTGAATTGTTAATTTACGGTACTCATTCCCAACAGCACCGGAAAGAAGTATCTCATTTTTAGTTTCTTTATTTTTTTGACGCTGAGCCTCCTTAATGGCTATCAATTTTTTCTGTTGTATTTCATATTCTGAGTTAGTCCTAGCATGCGCGGTGGCCAACTGTTTTTGTATTTTGTTCAACTCTACTTGCGCCAAAGAAAGTTTTTGTGTTTCATTCGAAACCTTGTTGACTGATTTAGCAGCAACTATAATGCCTTCACTTTGTTTTGCTGCATTCAATATTTTTACAAGCGAATCGTAGACGCGATCAAGCTCAGCACCTAATTTACCCGGTGCTTCAAGTGCTTTCTGTGAAATAATATCATTATCACCAATTATAGGCATTACTCACCTTTTTTTAATCTGTTATATTTTGCAAGCCTCATAGTGTCAGCATCTAAAATTGTACGCCCCAAAGATAATTCCAAAAAGCCAATAACATCATCAAGGCTTTGTATTTTCCCGCGCTCACTAAATTGTCTTTCAATTTCTTTTCTTTTGCTTTCTGCTTTTGTTATCAGGTTCTTGCACCTAGACTCCGCCATCTTTATACTCCTAGCGTAAGCTTCACTAGAACTTATGTCAATAACATAGCCCCGGTTATTGCAATCGTTTATAATTTCTTGATCAACACGCCAAAACAAAATAGACAAGGATGCGCTTACAATGGTTTGAGACGCTATTAATCCGGCATAGTCGTGTATAAGATTTTGGTAAATGCTAAATCGGTTATTGCCTGAGTGTTTGCTGTTCGCCTCAACGATAGTTTCCCATTGAAACGTTAACTCATCAATTGTATGGCTTGTATCCCCTATGATTAGTTGCGTCAAATCATTTGTATTAGCGACATCAATATACGTTTTCAATAGTATATCATCGTAACTGTATAATTTCGCGGACGAACTTTTTGGTTTCTTCTTTAACTTTTCCACCTACTTTATCAATGTTTGTTTTGTTAAGCCTTAAAATTTCGTCAGCATCACTACCATTACTTTCTATTTTTTGAGCAATCATCCCTGTTTTTGAATCCGTGGAATCAAAAAGAACCGGGAATTTGGAGGCATCCATAAAGATGCCCCCTTGATAATCCCCTTTGTCAAACAGCGTCCACGGCCCCGGCTTTTTATTGAAAACCTTTACCGAACGCTCACTATATTCCGGCATAAAAGTACCGTCACCTAACTTTCCCGAAAGGAGTTGATCTTTTAACAAATATACAGCATCACTATCCTTTAGGCTCGTCAACACTTGCTTTCGCATTACTTCCGTTGTCGTTGCCTTTAGTTTGCTTATCGTTTTTTTCAGATCTGCTAAATTCACCCTTCTTTTTTCCTGTTAGTTTCTCGTACGCCTCTTGCATCTTTGCCACTCTTTGTGGTTCAAATGAATAAGGAAAGTACTGTTCAAACTTTTCACGGAACTCTTTCCATGAAATTGATTTGTCATTTATGCTAATGTTGACCATTTGTTAGATGGTTACAATTTGTGCAGTCATGCTCTCGTATGCAGGAATGGAAATATCAACTGGTGCGGCAAGGTTTACAGTGCCAGTAACAAGTCCAGTTCCATTCAAGGTGTACCTGCCCGGAATTGATGGGCTTTCTACCACACTTGAAATAGTTTGTGCTGCCCCTGCTGTTGTCAGCAAAATAAAATCACCATTAACAAGCCCCTGCAAAGGAGTACCGTCAGCAGAAATTTTAACGTCAACAACTACAGCAGTAGCAATTGAACTGACAACAGATACGGTTGCCTCTGTCAATTCTATCAAAGTATTTATACCTGACACTGGTAGCAACGCGCCATCGCGGTCAAACTCCAAGGTGTCAGATAATACAATTCGAACTGGCGATGTTGCAACCTCTGATCCCGTGTTCGGCTTCATTTTCTCAGTGTGCAATAGTTGCATGCTCAGACCTAAAAAATCGCCAGCATCGTTAGAAGTTCCATGAAGTTGCCCTGCGGTGTCAACAAAAATACTCCTTCCAGTGGTTGCACGGTGGGTATACATTGCTGTGTGCGAGAATAGCGAATCTGAATAACTAATTAGCCATTCAGGGAATCCTTCCCTAACTGCTCTCTTTCCAAGAGGTGTGGACTGGTAAACTGTCTCCTCGGATTGATCTTCAGATGCAAACATCTGAGGCCAGAGATATATATCTTTGTTCAGTATCGCTGTCTGTAGGTAAGCTATAATTGCAGCATTACCAGCGTCAATAGTTGCTTTAGGTATTGAGAACCCCTGCTTTGTAGTTATTTTCCTGCGAAAATATTCAGGCATTGATGGACAATTGCCAATGCCTAGTGGTCGTTTAATTAAATTGCATTTTGCCATATTTTAACATTTTTTAAAGATTGATTTTACTTTTAAATTAATTATTTCAATTGCATCTAGTTTGTTTTCAAAAACATAGGCTTTGTTCCCTTGCGTGCCTTCAACACCGTAGTAAGGTTTTATAACTTTCGTATGGTCTGGCACTTTCCCGGTATAAATAAAGCCATGATATAAGAGCCTGTCAATAAAAAGTTCGTATAGTGGTTTTAAAATTGGTTTTATAACTTCATCGAATCTTTGGTCACTCGTCCAATCAAGCTGTGATATTTCAAATATTCCAATATTCAAATCGTAATGAACCATACCATTATTTATAACCTCGCTTGTTGGTAGCCTTAAAGCAATAGCTGGGTATTTCTTGTCAGACTTAGCCGCCTTGTCAAGTTGGATTAATTGTTTGTTGATATCGATGGGGTCACCATAGAAATAAAATGGAGAGTCCAAGCCTTGTGGGATACCGTATTTCACAGAATCCATAACACTTAGGTTTCTCATCGAATCAACTACTATCCCTACATCATCTACTATCATATCCCAAACACATTTTTCCTATCTTGACTTCTAAAAGAATAGTTCAAGTACTCGTTAAAGCTGGTAAAGGTTTCATCAAAGGTATCATCGAACGTTTGATCGTTTAAGTTCACATAGTATAAATATCCATACAACGTGTTATAGACTTCACACTCAGAACCTACCTCCCTTGCCCAGATATTCCAATTATTGCAAATTATTTGGGATGGGTCGCCCCTCCGCGAATTCTCGGAAGTAGGGATAACTATACCGTTGCTGGTAAGCTCTGGTATATCAATCCATAGGGAATAAATCAAAGGTTTTAATGCTTCAATAAACCCAACCCATTCGTAATATTTGTCACTTATCAGATACCTATCTCCATTCTTTAACCTTAGCCACCTGTTACCAAGTTCGATTAAAGTCCAATCACCTCCTTCTATAGGGAGCGTACCAGTAGTAACTGTCAAGGCTTCCCACACGTCATTTTTATAAACATATTGTTGCCCAATAACAGTAGCTACTGTCTCGCTGTATAAACCCGGCAAGGAATAAAGCCCGTTTTTGAAAGCATTGTAAAGATTACTACCTAATACTTCTTTTAAATATTTAGCCTCCATAGATACCACAAATGAATTGAATACATCTGTATTCTTATCAATCGGGATAAGGTATGGGTGCGATTTGAAGTCTAGGTTGGTAAGCATTACGGTCTAATCAATGCGGTCAAAGCTGCTCCGATGTCAGTAACTTTTACGAATGCTCCAAGGTCAGCGTTATGTTGCAAGAAGCAAAGCTCTTGCTCAGCACGAATAGTCCATTGGTTTTTCAAGAACTGGTCATTAACAAGCCCCATCTCTATCACAACATCCTCCGATTGATAAATAGTCCCGTAGGATGCATCGCCCACCATTAGTGTGTTTGGAACAACTTTTGGTGATTCAACGATCTCGACACGACCAACCTTTCCGTTTTGCATAAAAGGAGGTAAAAGGTAATGACCATCATTACCCTTCTCAAGAAAGCGCAAAGCATCATCAGGGTTGATAAACAAAATATTTGGCGCGTACTTGTTTTGCGCTCCTGTGGCATCTGGTTTGTTTGAAACATAAACGGACAAGTCCATAACCAAGTCCGCGAGATTTGGCTGAACAACATTGAGGTATCTCGGCAAACTAGCAAGCGTTACCGCTGTAGTATAGGTATAGATACCTGTCAAATTTGCGCCCGCTCCATCGCCATTGTATATCTGGCCATCTTTTCTCTGTGCTTGGTTTTTTCTCAAAAGCCTATCTATTTCTGATGCAATAAAACCAAGGTGGCGATAAGAGTTCCTCGTAACTGGTATTGTGTCTGCAATCACGCGTAATGGCTTGCTATACTCTTGCCATGTAATTGCAGATTCCGGCTTGTTGCCAACTCCAACAACCTGACCAGCATGTTCTGCGGTTTCTGCTGCGTTGTTGGTTTCTGATGCAACGTCCATGTAGCTAATAACCCCGTTCGATAGTTTCAGGTCGGCCTCAGAAAGGTTTACGGTTCTAAAAATTTTTTCGAACACTGTATTCGGTGCAGCAAGTTGTCCAATGCTGTTTTCGCGATAAGAAAGTGTTGAGCCGGTTAAGCTACCAGAATTGATAACAGCCTTATTGGCTTTTACCCTCATTTTGAAACTTTGAGCATTTCCTTCTGACAACGCTTTAATAGCATCGCCTTTCTCATAAATAATTTCGTCAAGGCTTTTACTTTCTGTCTTTCCGTCTATCATCTTTGCCAATTCCATGCCGTGCTTTTCTACAGCCTCTGTTAACTCTTTGATAGCATTGTCTTTTAGACCAAACGATTCCAGCTTAGACGCGAAGTCTTCTGTTTTCATCAGCCCTTTTGTTGCCTCAAGGACTTCTTTTTTTACTGATTCCGAAATAGCCTGACCATTTTGTTTTGCGGCCTTATTTAGAATCTCTTGCAATTCTTTTTCTTCCATTTTTAAATGTGTTTAATTGGTGAATAATTTTCCATGAGCTTTATCAAAGTGGAGTTTTCCGGCTTTGTTTTATGAGTGCCTATTGGCGGCTCATCTTTTATTTGCTCTATTGATTGTGTCGGCGTAAACCGATTTGATCCGCGTAATACAGCACTACCCTCAATGTTCTTTGCTTCGGTAACAGCCCAAAACAAACCACGCTCAAGTGCATCTTCTTTGTTGACTATCAATTCAAAATATTTGTTCCATGTTTCATATTCTTTTTCATACTGGTCGCTATTGACAGCTAATTCAATTTTAACGTATCTCATTGCAACTGAATGTTGTTTTATTTTACCAGAACGATACCTGTCAAACATATCAGGCATTGTCTTTCTATCTATGACGCAATCATATATAAGTGCCTGTGTATTTCCTTCGTAGTTAAAACCAAGTTCTTTCCATGACATTTGTTTTGCGAAGGCTTTTACATTGTCGGAAATAATTCCATCAAATGAAAAATTATGTTCTTTGCATAGGTAATTATCTTTCGTTTCTTTCAAGCTTTTGTTCCATAGTTGATCTACATGAACGTCATCGTGAGAATCAAATATCTTTGTGGTATTGATAATTGCCCTGACCTTGAGGCGGGTAGCATCATCAGGGATTAATTCAGATTTTATAACCTCGTCAGACTTTTCAGTTATATACCCAATTTGATAGTTTACAGCATCCGCATGCTTTATCGCACTTTTCTTTTGTGCAATTATGGCCGACTTGTTAGACACTACCCATTCGATAAATTTATCTTTATCATCAAATTCTGGTGTTTTCATTTTTTTACAATTTGCTGCTCTTTGATAATCTTTTCCCTATCCGCCTTTATTTTCTTTACGTCAGGCTTGTCCATCACTCCTGTGGTTTAAGGTGTTTTGGATTTGAAACCTTTACTTTATTTACCTCCGGCTTTGGTTCTGCCTGTGGCTTTTCGTGTTCTTTGCTTATAGCCTTTGGCCTTGGTGGTGGTCCCTTTGGTTCTGCCTGTGGTTTAAAGTGATCTTCGTTTTTTTTACCCTTTTCTTTTTCCATGTTATTTTAATTTATGTTGAACTTCTCTAATTCCTTTTTATAAGTTTCGATGTCAATAGCTTGGTCTTGAAATGCTGCTGACAATGCGCTTATAGTAACACTTAAAGATTCCCCCCGTTGTTTTAAATCCTCTTGGAAAGCTGGCAGGTGCATGTAATCAAAAACGATATTTGTTGTCAGATCGAACTCGCTGACAATGCCACCTATCCATTCATTAGCCTCCGGGATAACTGTTCTTGTGTACAAAGCCTTCTCTGCTTCTTTTTGATTTTCGTAAGTAGACCCCTCAGCCCGCACAAATATTTCAGCAGGCACTCCATAAGCATCAAGTAGTTTGTCGAAACCAGAGCGTATTTCTTCGAACAACCCTAAGTGAATAGGATTTAAAACACCCCTCTGAACCCATTTTAACTCTGAGTTAGTAATTATGTCCGTATGCTGGTCGGCCATCGTGCCGTAACTCATCATTTCTTTTTGTATCTCCTGCTTATCAGGCTTGCTCAATGGTTTAGCCCCAGCCATGTCTTTTGAACTATTTACCCATGCACCATTAGCCCCTCTATGCTTTACTATCATCCCCCTACTTTCATAAGCAGCTTTAATGTTATTGATAATACATTCGTTGGCCTTCATTCTGCTCTCTCCAAGAATTAAATTTTCATCGGTAGAAGATTTTATGGCCGCCCGGTTATCATTAAAATGGATAAACCTGTCTTGGTCGTATTCGACCCAGTCGTGAGCCTTCTTTACCTTATACTTTAATTTTGGGGCTTTGTCATTGAGGAAGTATGGTACTTGACTATCGTACTTTACTTTAACTATATTGTGAGGGATAGTGTAAAGTGCTTTTGTTTTTTCTAATGACGAACCAAAGCCTAATGGCGTTGTTTTAAAAATATATTCGTTACCGAAAATCTCCCTTAGTGTTTTTGTTTGAATAATAAACTCTTTCCCGGATTGCAACCAATTGGGTCTGGATAGCAATGCTATTAGTTGCTGCCCTCTTGGCGTTGACGTGTCCTTCCCATCCTTATTGACCTCCTTTAAAATCCCATTGCTAGTTGCACGGGCTTTCATATCAATGATGGCGGCTATCTCTGGTATTGTCGTATATGCTTCTAGGAAATCAACAGCTTCCCATACGTTTGATTTTCTCGAATAGGTATAGAACCAATCTTTTTGGGACGGATTGAATAAATTATCAATGAGTCTTCCTATTAGATGCACGCTTTAAATTGGAGTAACATCCCAAAGATAGAAAGACTTTCTTAATTTGGTACTAATTCCCTAAATAAATTTCATTGTTCATTTGTGAGATGTCGGAATTCGCCTACAACAGCATACCCTGAGCTCGACCAACAATCGTCATGCTTATCTATCGTTTTGGAAAGCGTGATCCCGTCCACGACTTGAAAGCAAAAGTTTTCCTGCTCTCTTTTGAAGTCATCATCCCGCACTATATGGATGTTGAATTTCTTTAGTGTAGCTATCCAATAAAGCCTCGATCCGGGGAATTTCCTTGTTAGAAGAGCGCTAATGCCTGAATTTCGCATATCTGCAACCCACCCAACACCAGCATTTTCATTATCCATATTGTTGTCGCACCAGACGTGGCTGTCGATTTTTAACGACCTCCACGCATCGATAACATCGTCAGACGTTTGAACAGGGCTGTAAAATAGCTTTTGGAGGAATAAATCATGTTTTTTGCCTGTCTGGTTATTTAACCGAACGGCTGCCTTGGTTATTACGGTAGGGTGGGCTGTTCCAAAATCAATGCCATAGGCAATACTTTCGACATCTTTAGGTATTTCGTCCACCCAAGTGACGTCAGGGAATACTAACCCTTCCCTGCTGGCACGCTCACCCATGCCATAAACTTTGAACCAATACTTGTCGGCTGTTCCGTTCTTGAGGTTTTCGGTATGTGGCCTTCGTTCATTCTCTGGTAGGTGGAGGTCGTCAAGATGCCAAGGCGATGCCGCCTCTATTTCTGTTACAACAGATTCCTGCAAATGCCTATTTTGCTTGTAAGTGGAATGGGTAAAAATGCAATTCTTGCGCTTTTCGTAACTAAAAAACCAGTGGTCTGTATATTTTGGATTCCAGTCCGCTATGATAAACTGCCGACATCGCATAATTAAGCCCTTTACAGCGGTTTCCGGGCATTCGGTTAAAATCTCATTGAAGAACAAAATATCGGAAGGGTAACCCTCACCCTTTTCGTCCAGTCCCCTGAACCTTATTGATTGGCCAAATAATTTATAAACAGGCTTCGGTGAGTTGACGAGGTTTCTATCATCCCATATACCCATGATGGTTAGGCAATCCCTGAATTCCTTCAAAAGAAAATCCCGGCAATCGACTAACGTTCCACGAAGGAGGTAAATGTCTTTCTTCACTCCTCTATTGGCATCGCAATAAGCCACTATAAAATGGATTGCATCCCAAGTTTTTGAACTACGGCTAGCCCCTTCATTGCCTACTATAAAGGTGCTTTTGTCCGTTACCTTCTCGGCAAAGAGTTTTGCCATCGTGAAGTATAGAGGATTCGGCTCAAATTTCACGACTTAATCCCTATAACGCCTATATCCTAAACTGGTGTTGATGAATTTTGTTGCCTCTTTATCAGCCGACTCATTCACAGGAGATAAGTTATGATTAAGAATTATACTCTGAGTTGGCGTTGTAAATCTTACCCATTCTATTCTGTATCGCGGTTTCATGTCTTGCTCAAATTTCAAGGTTTATTATCATTTTCTGCAAATCCTCTATCAATTCATTATCATTGATTTCTTTTTCAACATAGCCATTTTCAAAATCCATACCTGACAGTCTATTGTCACTAAACGATTTCATTGATCCGTCACGATATAGTTTGATTGGCAAATACTCATTTGGGTAGTCCGTCCATACCTTTAAAGTAATGCGTTGATGTATGAAATCGTCATTTTCTAAGCCTAGTTCTATACCCTTTACCCTGCTTTGCTGGTTCGGGTTCATCTTTAGTCGACAAAAACGACCTTTTTTTGTCGTCAGGAAAATTTTGTCAAGTTCTTTCATTTATCACTGAGGTTTTAAACCTAATAGTTAACATTGCTTGTTGGAAATCTCCTATATACTCACCATTCCCGAGCTTAATTCCTATTTCAACATCTCCGATAATATCTCTATTTGGGTAAGGCTTTAAATGTTTTTTAATCATTTCCGTAAGCATAGAACTAAGTTCTTCCGAGGTAAGCTCATATACTATGGTGTATGGAATTTTAAAGAAGTGTACTAATGGATTTTCACTTACCAGCAATGATGATGGTGCTATTGACGACCTCCATCTGCCAGAGAATGAGAGATGGCCACACGCGGTTTCTAACCCAGAAGTTATCAACCCTTCAAAAACATATCTTCTTTCCATGTCACTTTTTTAAATCAATTACCTGCCCATCGACCATTGTAGTAATTGCTGGCTTTATGGA